TTTCAAGACAGTTTAACAAATGGTAATATGAAGGAGTTTGTTAAGTTAACTGAACTGCTTGGTGAATATAATTTAAGTAATCCAGAAGACAGTTTCAAATGGAGTGGTTATTATATCTTTCGTAATCACACTAGTGCTTCAGAAAGAGAATGGCAACTAGTTGCTGATAGCGGTGCAGACAATCTAGTAGTTGGTATTGAAAATCTTAATCAACATATCAGATATGATCTTGGCAAAAAATTCTCCAACGAAGCGATTGATGTGCATATTAAATATGCACAAAAGCATGGCATAATATTGCAAATGTTAAACATTGTAGGTTATGTAAACGAAACAGAAAAAGACATAGAATTTATAAAAGACTGGCTACGCAGTCATACACAATATATAGATACCTTAATCTTTCAATGGGGTGGTACACTAGGTATCTTTCCTAATACTTGGCTTGAACGCAATTGGAAAGAGCTCGGATTACAACGTATAAACAATACGCCACAAGGATGGATAAACCCTGCAATTGGAAGTACTCCGGCAGTAAGAGCTCAATGGGCAAAAGAGATGATAAAACTTAGTATAGATCTAGGATATAGAACATTCAGCAATTTAGATAATCACTATGTGCTAGAGTCACTGATAAATGACAACGTTTAGTACATGTAAGTTAAAAATTGCATTTAAATTTGGCGAATGTAACAATAAACTTATGACAGTCAATGTAAATGGCAAAACACTCCAACCAGAAAACAATCAAGCAATCTACGAAGAAGAAATTACATTACCCACTAAAGTGCTAATCCAAACATCAGGCAAGGAAGATGGTGTTGACACCAAAGTTGACAAAGACGGAAATATCCTCGAAGATATGTCAGCAATACTCACAAGTTTGAGTCTTGACAGTTTTGAGTTAAATGAAATATTCCTGTATCAAAGAATGCAACTTGTCACTAAGAACAACATATCAGTTACTGGATGCTACTTTGGATTCAACGGCTCTGTAAATATAGATTTTGTCGAAGATAATGTATTTGCACAAGTGTTAAGTTTCAACAGTTAGTCCTCAACGAGATCGCCAACTCTCCAAGGTAAATCGAGCCTTGTAATTTCTACTGTACAATTCAAACATACGTTTCTCAAGTTTGTAAGATCTACATTGTTCAAATTTCCATCCATGTGATAAACTAGTATTTGTGCTCCACTTTTAGCACGAAAGTTGCATCTGTCACATCTTAGTTTTTTCTTAAAACCACTTGTCCGCCATCTAGGATCTTTTGCCTTGATTTTTTTATTTCGTCGGATACAACTGTCACATCTAGTCCTATAGTGAGTTTTATTTTCTTTGATATAATTTATTGCAACTAATTGACGGTTGCATGCATTACAAATAGGCCTCTTCATACGGTTATTTAGCAATACAAACCTTTGCAAAGGGCAGTGTTTACGGCAGTATTTGGAAGATTCTTATAAATATCAGTAAGAGATTTTAAACACAAAGGAAGTGAAACATGGCACTAACATCACCGGGCGTAGAAGTTACTATAATAGATGAAAGTAATTATCTACCAGCCGCAACAAATTCAGTTCCATTTATTTTGATAGCAACGGCTCAAAACAAAGTAAGTGGTGCAGGCGTAGGCGTAGCCGCAGGAACAACTGCAGCCAACGCAAATAAACCTTACTTGATAACATCACAGAGAGACTTATCAGCAACATTTGGAACTCCGTTCTTTTATAGTACTGCCGCTGGCACAAGCATTAACGGATATGAACTAAATGAATATGGTTTATTGGCAGCCTACTCTGCATTAGGAGTAAGCAATAGAGCATACGTTCAAAGAGCAGACGTTGATCTAAGTCAACTTACTGCAACAACAACACGTCCAACTGGAGATCCAGCTGATGGTACTTACTGGTTTGACACTGGTGTAAGTGCATATGGTGCTTTTGAATGGTCAGCAACAACAAATGTTTTTACTAACAAAGTTCCAACTGTAATAACAAATGTTGCAGACTTAGTAGGTGGTTCTTCAGGTGGTGTACCTTTAGCTTCAATTGGTAGTATTGGCGATTATGCAATCAACACAACAAATACAAGTAATCCAATGTATCTCAAATCACCAGGAAATAGTGCAGCCAGTGTTACTGCTAATTCATGGGTCTTGGTTGGAAGCAATAGTTGGAAGAATTCCTGGCCAACAGTGATCGGTACTGCTACTAATCCAACAATTACTGCTGGTAATAGCATGGTTATCAATGATGTTTCTGTAACTGCTAGTGGAACAACTTTAACTACTATAGCAAGTGATATAAACAGTGCCAGTATCACAGGCGTAAAAGCATTAGTAAGTTCTGACAACAAATTAGAAATTTATGCAGACGGTACTGCAGCCAACGATGGATCAACAGACGATGGTAATGGCATTGTAATGATTGATGATGGTAACAACGCAACATTATTAACAGAAATAGGTATTGCAACAAGTACATCAAGATCAGACAAGCCATATTATGCTCCAGTTGTTCATTTTGGACCAAACTATAGTAACCCACAATGGCAGACCTTTGACACAGAGCCTCATCCAACAGGATCAATTTGGTATAAGACAAACAATGTCAATCTTGGTGCAAATTATGTAATCAAAGAGTACGCAGTAGCAACTGATACATTCACAACACTTAATAATCCGCTTTACACAAATGACCAAAGTGCATTAAAAGCATTAGATCCTACAGGTGGTGGATTAAATATTGCAACTGGATCTTTGTATTCACAATATGACGTTTCAGACGATGATACATATACCACTAAAATCTTTGACAGATTAACAACTGGTGCAACACTTGTAACAGGAACAATAGCTAATCCAACATTTATTGCTGAAGAAACATTTACTATTCAGGCAAGTGCAAAAAACAGTAATACACTTACTACTGCGGTTACTGCTACACTCAAAGGTACTAGTGCTACAGACTTTGTTGCTGCTTTTACTGCAGCAAATGTAGCAAACACAACTGCAAGAGTTTTATCAACTGGTGCCGTGCAAATTGAACACACAGAGGGCGGAGTAATTCACTTGAAAGACACAAGTGGAGATCCAGTAAATGACACAGGAATAAGTTCAGCAATCACAACTGGCCAAGTTAGAAATGGCTCACCAGCCGCAGCAGATTTAATTCTAAGTAACTGGATTCCATTAGGGTTTGGTACAACTCCAGTTTACACTGCAAGTTCGACTGCACCAAGTATTGATCCAGCAGACGGAACATTATGGTATTACAGTACAACAAATGAAATTGATATTATGATTCAAGACAACGGCACATGGAAAGGTTACCAAAATGTAACCTCAGATGCTAGAGGCTTTGATCTTAGTGCTACATCACCAGATGGTCCAATTGTGAGTGCTACAGCACCAACACTTCAAAGCGATAATAGTGCATTGGTATTTGGTGATATTTGGATTTCAACTGCTGACTTAGACAACTGGCCATTAATATATAGATGGGAAAGTGTTCTTTCGGTGAATCAATGGGTATTGATAGACAATTCAGATCAGACAGGACAAAATGGAGTATTGTTTGCGGATGCACGTTGGGCTGGTAACGGAACAACTGATCCAATTACAGGCGATATACCAACTATTAAGAGTTTGCTAACAAGTGACTATCTAGATCTTGACAAGCCAGATCCTACACTTTATCCAACTGGAATGTTATTGTACAACACAAGACGTAGTGGATTTAATGTAAAGAGTTTTCAAGTAGATTACTTTAATGCCGCAGACTTTCCATTTGCTACTTTTGGTGCATTACCAACAGTAACAGATGCATGGGTAACTGCAAGTGGCAACCAAAGTGATGGTTCTATGTATGCAGGAAGAAAAGCAGTTAGAGAAATTGTTGTTGCCGCACTTAAATCATCAGTTGATGCTACACAAGAACTACGTGAAGAGCAAAAGATATTTAACTTATTATGTTGCCCTAACTATGAGGAACTAGCAAATAATCTAGTAGCATTGAACAATGAGAGAAACAATACAGGTTTTATTCTAAGTGACATGCCAATGCGTACAGCAGACACAGGAACAGCTATTACCAATTGGGCAACCAATGCAAATGGTGATGGATTAACAACTGCTGATCCATACTTTGGAGTATTTTATCCAAGTTGTCAAACAACAGACTTATCAGGCACAACAGTGGTTGCACCAGCAACACACATGATACTGAGAACTGTGATACGTTCAGATGATGTATCTTTTCCTTGGTTAGCACCAGCAGGTACAAGACGTGGTACTGTTGATAATGCAAGTCAAATTGGATATGTAGATGCTATAACAGGCGAATTTACGCAAACTGCTGTTAGACAAGGTCTAAGAGACACACTTTACGAAAATTCGATTAATCCGATTACATTTATTCCTGGATCAGGTATACTCAACTACGGTAACAAGACTACGTTTACTGGAAGTTCACTTGATAGAATAAACGTTGCAAGACTTGTAGCATTTATACGTGGTAGACTAGAATCAATTGGTAAGAACTTTGTGTTTGAGCCAAATGATACTACAACACGTGATGAGATTAAAAACTCAGTTGAAAGTTTGATGATTGATCTAGTTGCAAAGCGTGGTATATACGACTATTTGGTAGTATGTGATACTTCAAATAACACACCGGCTAGGATTGACGCCAACGAATTATATGTTGATGTTGCAATTGAGCCAGTGAAAGCTGTTGAGTTTATCTACATACCGGTTAGAATCAAAAATACAGGTGAGATATCCGCAGGTAACGTAGCAAGTTCGGCTGCGGTTACTTAAGAACAAGAAAAAAATTGAAATGGGGCTTAGGTCCCATTTTTTTGTGACAAAATTTAGATAAATACTTTTGTAATAAGGAGAATTAGAAAATGGCCGTATCATCGCTAACAAGAATGACAGTACCTTTGGCGTCAGACCAATCCAGTCCAACTCAAGGACTGTTAATGCCGAAACTAAAATATCGCTACCGGGTGGTATTTGAGAACATGGGAGTGTCTACACCTAGAACAGAACTTACCAAGCAGGTAATGACTTTTACTAGACCTACTATAAACTTTGAAGAAATTGAAGTACCAATCTACAACAGTAGAATCTATCTTGCTGGACGTCAAACATGGGATGCTGTAACTGCAACATTTAGAGATGACGCTGGCGGAAACGTAAGTAGATTAGTTGGGGAGCAAATCCAAAAGCAAATGGATACACTAGAGCAGGCATCAGCAAGTTCAGGTATTGACTATAAATTCGTTACACGTGTTGAAGTATTAGACGGTGGTAATGGAACAAGCACACCTAATGTCCTTGAAACTTGGGAATTATATGGTTGCTTCTTAGTAAGTGCAAACTATGGTGACTTAGATTATGCATCAAACGATCCAGTAACAATTGAATGTTCACTACGTTATGACAACGCAGTACAGACACCACTTGGAACAGGCGTTGGTGCTACAGTAGGAAGAACACTAGGTGACGTCGTAACTGGCTAATTAAGTTAGAGGAGTAACTTATGGCTTTCGGTGAAGACGTACTTAAAGGATTTTTTGGAAACGACTTTTTAAGAGATTATACACATGCGAGCAAAACGTTTCGCAGTAATAACTCGGCCCTTTCTCCACGTAAGAAGTTTTTATTCCATGTTGTGTTTAATATAAATTCATTTTTGATTCCACAGCTTCAAGCAGTTTTTAAAGCACAAGACGTTGCTAACATGAGTATGCTTGTCAAAGAAATTAAACTTCCTGCATACAAATTTTCTGTTGATACTATGAATCAATACAACAGGAAACGCAAAGTTCAAACACAAATAGATTACGATCCAATTACATGCGTTATGCATGATGATAATAGTGACCTAGCCAGAGAGCTATGGTATAACTACTACTCATACTACTACAAAGACGCTAGCCAGAAATACCTCGATGCCGCAGTAACAAATGGTAGTCTTGGACAAAACGCCAGCGGTGTTGATCCAGGAGCGGCTTTTCCTTATGGTTTTAGAGATATCTACACGCAGGATAGAGAAATAAATGACTGGGGTTACATTGGCGAGAGCTACATGGACGGTCCTACTAACACCAGAGGTGGCAAGCCAGCATTTTTCCGTGATATAACTATATTTGGATTTAACGACCATCAGTTTGCTGCCTATGTGCTAGTGAACCCAATTATCAGTTCATTTGAACATGACACATACAACTATGCTGAAGGTTCAGGTATAATGCAAAATACCTTTACATTTGAATATGAGACAGTAAAATACTATCATGGTGCAATAAACGGTAGTTCACCAGATGATGCAATTCCAAGTTTTGGAAATGCAGCTAACTATGATACAACAAAGTCACCATTGGCACGACCAGGTGCAACTGCTACAATCTTTGGACAAAGTGGTTTGATTGATGCAGGTTCTGGTATTATTACAGACCTAAGTGCAGGTAATCTAGCAGGTGTTGTTGGTGCTATACAAAAAGGCGGTACTGCATTTGAAACTTTCAAAGGACGTGACCTCAATGAAATGTTCAAAACAGAATCAACTAATATGGCTAGAAGTGTAATTAAACAAGATCTACCAGGGGCAGCCAGAGGTTCTGGATTTTTTCCAAAGCAAGCAAGATTCACATCAGTAAACGAACAGGCTGCAACACTTAAAGCAGCCAATACCGGAACTGAACAAAACCCTACTAACTTAAATGGACCAATAACTGTTCCAGGTCAAGTTGGCAAAAATCCTAATAACAGAGGTTAGAATACATGACAACTGTTAATTATCCAAATCCAGGAACAGATCCAACAGTAAGAGTATTTGACGACTTTAATCAGCGTGAACTAGTAATTGATCAAAATTCATATGATTCAGTTTATAGTTTTTTTGCAGGTATTTTTGCAAGCAAAGAGCAAGCAGGAAATTTTACACTAGCTGTATTTCAAATAACTGAGGATAGCGGAACTCCTATTGAAAATCTACTGCAAGAACTTGCTAACCAAAACACTATACAAATTACTTCTACTCTTGCCTACTATCTAAACAATCAACGCAGTAACACTACATTACTTGGTATAACCACTGTTCCAACTCCAAATCAATATACTGCTCGCAATATACTAATATAGGTGAAGCATGGCTAACAAGTTCCAGCAAGGTCCTTATGTTGTGATGAATCCTAAAAAGTATGCCGGTAAAGGTGTACCCAAGTACCGCAGTGGATGGGAACTAGCATTTATGCGTTTTTGTGATAGCAATGACCATATTATCAATTGGTCAAGCGAAAGTATTGTTATTCCTTATATCAACCCACTAACAGGCAAACAAACACGTTATATTCCTGATTTCCTTATACAATACATAAACAAGCATAACAAAGTTGTTACTGAGCTGATTGAAATCAAACCAAAGAAGCAGAGTATTCTTGAGAGTAAAGCAAACAACAGAGATAGAATGGTTGTTGCAGTGAATCATGCCAAGTGGGCCGCCGCACAAAAGTGGTGTCAACGCAGTGGATTAACATTTAGAGTAATAACAGAGGAAGACATTTTCCGTCAAGGTGGAAAACGTAAATAAGTAATATGAAGACCTGCGAACTGTGTAACACCAGATTTACTTGCGATCCAGATTATACCTGTTGGTGCATGATTGAACCATTGGTATCAATCAACACTGAGTTACATGACTGCGTATGTCCAGAATGTTTGAAGGAAGCACATGACCAAGAAACTAGAAGAACTGTTTGAACTACCAACTGAAGATGGATTACCTGACGAAGTAACTCCTGACAATGTACCAGAAGCAAAGCCAGAAAACAATCCAATTATGCAAAACACACTCAGTGAACTTGACAAAGTGCAAGCGGCATTACCACAAGTGAGAGGTTTAGAAGCAAGCGATATAGAAATGGATGATCTTGCTGACAAAGCAACAAAAGGCTTTGACGATCTCATGGATTTGGGAATGAACGTTGACAGTAGATGGGCAAGTGATATATTTGGTGTGGCTAGTACAATGCTAGGACATGCTATCACTGCTAAAACTGCAAAACTAAACAAGAAACTAAAGATGGTTGACCTACAATTAAAGAAAGCAAACTTAGATCAAAAGGTGATTGCAAACACAGAAGATATTGCAACAGGAACCGGTGTTGTACTGGATAGAAACGCACTTTTGGATAGGTTATTAAACAAAGACAAAGAAGAGAAATGAGCTCTAGTCTGCTAAATACTGCATAGAAGGAACATAAGATGAAATCATTTGCACAATACCTTGTAGAAACACGTC